ACCAATATCTGCATTGTCGACAGCAACGGGGGTACGTACAAACTCGGGCGAAATTGGTAATGGAAGATAGCGCTTACACCACGGCCGCATTGGTTGGCGTTGTGATGGCGCTGGTTAAGCTCGTTGAAAAGGGGATGCAGAAGGCCAATGGTGGTTCTGTAGAATACAGACTTGCAGCTCTTGAGGATCAAGTCCAAGAGATGCGGAACAAACTTCAAGATTTCCAGCGAGCGTTCTATGAGTTCCGAGAGGAGTCTAGGATTCGTTGGGCAAAGCAGGGGGATGACAATGACTAAAGGTTACAAGACTACAGAGTTCTGGTTAAGCCTGGTGGCAATTCTTACTGGAGCCATCTTGAGCTCTGGTGCTATTGAAAACAATACTGTTCTCCAGGGGTTAGGGCTGATTGCTGCTGCATTAACTGCTCTTGGCTATTCTGGTGCTAGAGCTATCACCAAGGCTGGTGAGTCTAAGTCTAATGCCATCAAGCACTTGGGTATCTTTGACCCAAAGCAATAGTCGGTAGTGGCCATCTTGGGTTGACTGCCGACGTAACGCCTGAGAAGCTTACTGGTCGATTGGTTTATAATCACCGAGTCTCTGAATCTTTATTCGCTTCTGCCGACGCATGGACTGACACCCTTGGGGACTTCGGTGCCGGGGTCAAAGTTAAGTGGAAATGGTAAGTGTCTTCAATCAGGGCACAAATGCTAGTAAGAGACGTTAAGAAATTACTAGACCTACTTCTTGTCGCAGAAAACAACGAGGATATAATAGCAATACACGGAGCAATTCGGCTCAAGCTGAAGACAGTTAGGGAGATTCTCAATGGGAAAGCTAAGTAAACATTTTTCTCAGTCTGAGTTTGAGTGCAAGTGCCGCTGCTCTTGCGAGGTGGTAGTATCATCTGACCTGTTGGAGCTGCTGGAGGGAATGAGAGTTTCCTTGGGTGAGGGAATACTGGTTACGTCTGGAGCAAGATGTCGCAAGCATAATACCGCTGTTGGAGGCTCACCTAATTCTTGGCATATTCCCAGGAATCATACCCTCTATGCCGCAGATATTACTTTTTGGGACTCAGGGAGAAGAGGTAAGATGGATATGTTGGAATTATATGTATTAGCGGACAGGTGGCACGCTTCCGGTCTTGGTCTTTACAGTGGACGAATCCATGTAGACCAAAGACCAGCCAAGACACTTCATCCTAAAAGAGCCCGGTGGGTAGATACTAGCTGGAAATGGAACAATGGCTCTTAAGCGGGTATTCATCTGGCCCGACACTCACTGTCCTTGGCACGATAAAAAAGCCGTGTCATGCGCCCTGAAGGCTCTGAGAGCATTCAAGCCAGATCACCTTGTTCTGACTGGTGACTTCTTGGATGTCTATAGCTTGTCGCGTCATGACAAGTCTCCATCAAAGATCATGGGATTTGCCAAAGAAGTGGCTGTTGCCAAGAAGCTCCTTGAGAGAATTGATAATGCTGCTGGTAGTGCCAAACGTCACTTCATCATGGGGAACCATGAGAACCGGGTCTACAAGTATCTGATGTCTAAAGCTCCCGAGGTATACGACATGATTAATGTCCCCGGCCTCCTCGACTTTGAAAGGTTCGGGTTCTCCCACTTCGACTACTTGGATCACCTCCGTATCGGTAACCTCATTCTTGCTCACGATATCGGTCATGCTGGTAAGAGTGCTCATAGTCAGTCTCTTAATATGGCTGGTATGTCGATAGCCATTGGACATACTCACCGAATGGCAATGGTTATCGAGAAGAAGCTCCAGACTGGAGAGTTGATTACCGGTGCAACGATGGGTTGGTTAGGTGACCCTGATGCCATGAAAGACTACATGCCTGCAAGTAAGGTGAAACGCTTTGCAATCACCGGCTTCGGCACTGCTTACATTATGAACGATGGGACTCCAATCCTAGTACCAGTCCCGATAGTTAACGGTTCCTGTGTCTTGGAAGGGAAGCTGATTAATGGAAGATAAGAAACTTTCCTTACCAAAAACTATCAAAATTGGGCCACATACTGTCACCGTAAAATATGTAGAGGTCCCTGACTGCACTGAGCCTGGAGAGTTCATCTTCGGTTCTTGGTGCATACAAGATTTAGAGATTCAAATAAGAGAAGGACTAGAGCCCTCGTTAGAATGGGAAACCTTCTGGCATGAAGTAATGGAGTGTATCAACGAAATGACTGATGCTGATATCCCCCACCACTTCATACAGACATTTGGTCTACTGTTGGCGGGTGTAACTGGTGGTATGAAGATCTGCCATTGTCAGACCTTAAACCCGAATAACAATATCAAGTAGATAATCCCGATACTTGTTACGGTCATAAGCAGCATTGCCCTAGTCTTCTTAGCATTCTGCATTTTCTCAAACTCTTTATATATTTGCTCCCGAGCATCCTTATTCTTATCTACTATGGAGTGGGGGATTTTGATTGAATGTCCGAGTCTTGCTCCGTCTCGGTACCAGTCGTCCGTAAAATGCTGGTCCTCTCGATTATGATTTTCTTTAACCACTGTGGCTTTCTTTTCCATTGTTTATTCTCCCTCTTTCTTTTTTTCTTCGACGATTTGGTACAGGATTTCATAGGATTCCTTCAGCGCTGTAGTTGTTGTGTCACAAATAGCCATGAAGTCATTGTCCCCCTCACAGCCCTCCATCAAATATCTCTGGTGATACTTGGCTGCCATGGCCGCAACAGTAGAAGCGGCATGGTTAATATATCCTAGTGCGTTGGTTGCTTGTTCTAGATCTCGCTTTGCTAAATGCTTTCTTGTCTTCTGCTTCTTCCCCCAAAGTGCCATCATTCCCCTCCTTCTTTTGCGACACTGTGTAACCACTTTCTGTTTTCACGAGTAATCGTTGTCTGCTCTCCCTCTGTTTGCTTTAGGGTCACCTTCTTCTCTATCCCTTCTTTTCCTGCATACAGAGCTGCCTCAAGATGATTGTTTGATGCCAGGTAGGCCGTGAGTGCAAATGTAGCCAGTCCTGTTACAATTAAAAAATTGGCGATGTATTTTCCCCAAGGTATTGGCGGGTCGTACATCCCATAGGATAGTGTTGGTCCTGGTCCATCTTCCATTTAATCCCCCTTGTATTTGGTTATCTCAATCTCCACTCTGGGCTTCACCCAGTCTTTCTTTCTTGAACTGATAATACATCGAATCCAATAGTCATTCTTATAGACGCCTGCCTTCTCCATTGCATCCAGTGGAGCCGCGGCTAGGTTGTCAACATCAATAGCCTGGCCCTTGTCGAGGTAAGATATGATCCTGACTTCCATCTCTGTTTTATGCGGTATAGTTGGATAATCATTTTCTAAGATTTGAACTCCTATCTGATGCACTGCACTCTTGTGCCATGCTTTGACGCTGACTGGTGTGTACATGTAGGCTCGACCTCCCTTGGCTACTCCTACACGCTTGGCATTTTTCTGACTGACAGGCTTGCCGAGGATGGTAAATTTCCAGATGAAGTCATCGTCCATCTTCATTAGTGTCCTCCCTTATGTATGGATCGTAGTCACCAGGGCATGAACAAAAAAAGCAGCCTTTGTCGTTGCACTCATCGCACTCAGGCTCATCACTCATCTTCGTCCTCCATTATTCTTCCTAATTTCTCAAGAGTCTCCTTGAGCTTCCAAATAGGACAATCAGAAGTGGGAACATCTTCCTCTTCTTCACATTCAGCACAGCCTTCCTCCTCACAATACTCATCGTGGGGTTCATCCTTCGAGTGCTCTTCAATCTCCTCGTCAAGGTATCTGTCAAATGATGGGTCTTTAGGCATTTGTTTTCTCCTCCTCAGCTTCAGGGTGCTCTTCCTCGTACAGTTTCGCGCATAGATTCCAAGTCATTCCCATGAGGGTCATCGCGATAACTGCCTCGCCTGGTCCTGTGAAACGCCCTGCATATTCTTGCAATTGCTCAACACTCTCGGGAGTGGCAAACAACGTGCTCTTTTGAAAAAGGTTAGGCATCTTATCTCCTTGCTCTCATTGAATCGTCCGACAGCTCAACGAATCCCCCGCCCCATGCGAAGCCTTCCCTCATCCTGTCAGCAACTCTCTCTCCGTAACGTTCTTTAAACGCTACTGCATTCAGGTTAGTGGTAATGATTGTTCGTTTAAAATTAGAGTACCGCTCGTCAATCAGCTCATCCAGTCGTTGAAGGAAGTTGCCATTCTTGTCCAGGTACTCAACTCCCAAGTCATCGATGACCATGAATTTAGATTGCATCATTCTCTCGTACTCTTTGGCATATCCATTAGCTCGAGCAAGTCTGGTTCCATTCCACCAATAGCGAGTCTTGTAGGTTGGCGCTCCTTCCAGAGGAACATTGTCATACAGCCATACTGCCGCCGCAGTAGACTTACCGGCGCCCTTGCCCGCGGACAGTACTAGGCACCATGCCTCCCTTGGGCAAAGAGAGAAGTCTCTCACAGTTTTAACGAACTTTGTTTCTTTCAACTCTTCTAGGTTTTTAAGGACTCTCTCGGGAACTCCCCATACACGAAGACAGCTTAGTTTCTCCCCGATGTTAGGTCCTTCCTCTACTGGGCAAAACTCCCTTCCCTCTGCTGCCTCTGCCGCCTCTACCTGCTTCTGCCTCGTGTACATGCGATAACATGCTTGCATCCACTCATCGTCTGAGTCGGCACTAAAATCCAGCTGCTTGATCTCCGTCATTGAATTTCTCACTTCCCTTGTGGTGGCCTACTTGCTCTTGTTTCGGGTCGTATCGGTCAGGATCATTAGCTCGCTCTATGAATCCTTCTATCTTTGATTGATTGCGAAATATGTATTCGATGCTATGACCTGCTGGCACGTTCTGATGCCAAGGACAGAGCTGGTTTCCGAAGATAGCTTTCTGCAAATCTGAAACAGTGTTACCATCTTGGATAGCCCTACGAATTCTCTTCCAGTCAGAAGAACCAGGCTTGATATTTTTGCCTCGGGTGGGATGTGTTGCTCGATAGTATTCAACTATTTGGCCGATACTCGCAGACAGTGTTGAAGAGCCAGAAGAACGACCTGAACTCTTTTTCTTCTTTTCTACCTGGTTGTATTTACACCAGTCATGAACAACGTACATCCCACCGTTAGCATCCAGCAGCTTCAAGCCAATAAGGACATCTACAAACTCATCCTCATGACCTGGGTAATCTGCTGCCTCCGAAATATCTAAAGAGTCCATGCCAGTAAGCTTTCCATCCTTGCGATACTCGATGCAAAAGCACCAGAGATTATAAAGTCCTAAGACTCCATCTGCACCCAATTTACGTTTAAGCCTCTTAATTTTTGGGTGAAGACGTGACGATGTACACAGCTTTAATTCTGGCATGATAGCTCCTTGGATACGGTTAGGTGTGAGGGGAGGGGGTGCCATCTGAGAGCAGGAGATAAGGACTGAACTCAGAGGGATTACATGGGAGAAGTAAGGCACCCCCTCCGCTCTTTAGAATGGCACTGAATCCTGTGATGCGTCTACAGTTTTTACGTCTGTTTTCTCATCAACAGCATCCACTGAGAGGTAGTGGTCAACAGACAACCACTTGCTGCCTGCCTCTCTCTTCATGCTGGCCTTACCCTCCTTGCCCTCAAACTCCTCTGAGGTTAATTCGGGGTTGTCGTAGTCAATACCTAGAGCGAAGCAAAGCTCCTTAAGCTTCCACTTGCAGGACGGTAGAGACGTTACAACGTTTTCCCAGGATGTGAATCCAATTCCATCGTTGTTCCAAACGTCAAACTGGAGCTTGATCCCGATATTGCCGGAGTTAAATGTGAATGGGAATTCGACGTATTTCACGCGAATGTTGTAGATTCCTTCTGGGAATCCTTCGTTAATTTCTTCTGGTTCATGATTTAATGCTGGCATAGTTAAGCTCCTTTAAGTGCTTTCATGTAATTTTCATAAGAGAATTCAATACTTTCAGGCATCTCATAACCTGCACGACTCTTCGCGTCACGGCCTGGTCCACCATCGAAGTAGCAAATTCTCTTATTGCTTCCTCTTTGTTTGGCAACCTTGTCGCCCTGCTTCATCACAGCAACATGGTCCTTGGTGATGTGGCCAATTTGGTCTGCCCATTCCATCACTGCATTCCACGTATACTTGTGCATTGCTCCGCCGATCTTCAGGAAGTCATCACCCAAGGCGTTACCCTGGCGATGCAATCCCTCATGAACAAGTAGAACAATCATCATATTCTTTTGATTGCGGAGAATGTCTAGGCAGTTGAGGAGTCGAAGGAACTCTTGGTGCATAAGCTTATCACCTTGGCCCCACTGCATATAGCCTTCCTTACCTCGCGCTGGTAGCATTTGTCCGTCAAACTTGGTCTTGAGAATATGATCCTTGCAAAGACTTTCTGCGGCATTAACAACGTCAACAATACATGTCTTCTTCCCGTGGTCCTCCTTGATTAAGTAGCGACCTGCGGCCATCACATCTTCCCACTTGTCCAACTTTCCTACTGGAGGAATCTTGGAAACCTTAGCCGCGCATCCATCCTCAGTGAGAATGAATACAGGGTCAGGGCATTTAGTTCCGAAGGTAGTCTTACCCATGCCTGGACCACCAACAAGCACCACCCTTGGCGGTAACTTTGGTCCTTCTGTAATTGATAAATCAAATTCCATCTTATCTCCTTTAGCTATAGAAAACGTGATTGTTTCCTTCTCCATCTAGCTCGGGGTGTCTATCTGATATCTGAATCAACTTTGGAGAATCACTCGGTCGTGCTCTTCCAAGGCAAGTATCCACAAAGGCACAGCCTCCATAGTTCCCGCATGATGTTGAATTCCTTATCTCTAAGAACTCCCTGTTAGCTAGTAACTTAGTATAGTTCACAAGCTCAGTCAACCTGTCAGTATGTTGCGTCATCGTGCATGAAACTTCATGTCTTACATACTTTGGGGTTAGAGGATCTCTATAAAGCTCAGTCATTCGCTTCTCGAACTCTTCTATGGTTTCATGATTCTCTTCCTTCCTTGCGGCCAGTTCCTCATCAGTCTCATTCTTTCTTCGGACTACTGACTTTCCCCCCATTGCCTTAGTCTTTTGTTTCGGAGCTGCCCGACTGGTTCCAATTACATCATAGGTAACAGTAGGCAATTCAGGGATGGAGCCTGGCAACGACATTGTTGATGGATCTGCAAGTATCTCCAGAGCTGCTTGTCTATAGATGGTACACTGAACATCCATTGGAAGCCGGTCAAAATAAACACCACCCACCTCAAGAGAGAGACTGGTTGTCTTATGTTCGATGACTTCTGCTGTTAGATTCTCATGGTCAATCACCAAAGCATCAAGCTTTCCTCTGAAGGTTACGTCGGCATAGGTAAATTCAAACTCCTTCTCAGTCCAGACGGTTGTAGGCCTCGAGAACTTTTGGCAGCTATACTTCTCATAGTAGCCCTTGATGTATGCTCGACACTTTACATAGGCAATCAAACCTTCTTCGCTCTGCCACCAGTCATCCTTTGTGTAGATGTCTTGCATATCCATGAGAGCATTGAAGAGGTCTTTACCAAGCCAGTAAGCTTCCAATCCTTTGTGGACTAAAGTGCCTACGCTCATTGCGGAAGAAGGGACGGAACTCCATCCGTCCACATACTTCCACTTGTATAGCTTAGGGCAAGCTAGTCCTGCATTCATGCTACTTGCGGTGTAGCTCATTACTACTCCTCTTTCTTGGCAGGGGTGGTGAAGGGTAAGATTTTGGCATCTGTTCGCTCGACATCTTCGACGCCTAGCACTGAGTCTGATAGACCAATTTCTAACCGAGTTTTTCCATCGGCACTCTTCACAAAGAAAACATCCAGTTTATCGGCATCATCAATGACTAGTGCATTACAGTTAAAAAGAGAGATTTCTGTAATCTCTGAGTCAGCTCCATCGTCAACCCGGAGTTTAGTCCAGGCATACTTCTTCTCTGGTTCCGATGATGGAGTAACCACCTCGGTCTTAAAGGTAATTTTACGAGCACCGTGAATTGTTTGTGATGTTGAAGGCATGTTGCTTATCTCCTTAGTTTAGGACTTTCGCCCTTTTGTTAAATTCTTGCATCAACTCTTCTACTTCTAAAAGAGTTTGGCAGTATATATCTAGTCGCTCTTCCTTGCTTAGTTCTGGATGTGTATCATCCACAACAGTCTTAAGAGCATATTGAAACACGGTTTTTATACATGTGTTTTCAGTGGTTAGTACCGGATTGGCCTTAAACAGGCGTAACATCAGTTCCCGTTCTCGAGGACTCATTGAATTCTTTCTTTTGGATCTTAGGAATTACCTCAGCAAACATCTTGAATAACTCGCTAAGCTGTCCAGTGTTTACCATTTCTTCTATTGCAGTTTCGCAAGCATGTTGAACAATGCCGTCGTAAACTGTTTGATCTACCTCTTCTGAATATTCTGGTTCCAAATCTCTAAACTCTTCAAACCCGTCATGCTTGCTTGTCATTGTATGACTCTCCTCTGACATAATCGCAGGACTTCTCTGCCTGCTGTGCTGCTTGCATTAAGAACTTTCGTTCTCCTTTTAACTTCTCCAACCACCCCTGAATGTAGGCTGCTGAATTCTCAATATGCTTCTCAACTCCTAAGTCAGCCAAGAGAAAGCAGGCTCCCATTTCGGCCACTAACTCTTCCTTGGAGTAGTCATGGTTTCCGAATAGTCCTTTCATCCCATCCCTTCTGTCGAGCCGCCCAACGAATCCTGTGCTGTGAGTTACCTCGTGGAAGAATGTGCTCCAGTACTCCGCCGCGGATGTATGGTCAGATCTGCTGGGTACTGTAATGATGTCATTGCTTGGACTGTAAGAGGCATTAACCCCATCCCGATAGATCTTAGGCCCACCAGCAGCTTGATACTTTTCAATAATTGCCCCGGCTTCAGGCTCCCACTCCTCGACTGGTTTATTGTCTTCAGCATCCTCGACTGGCCATAGAACTTCAGAGCCTTCTATTTGTTGCCGATTGAAACACTTGTAGAAGCGGGTGAATGGGATCCTCTCAGTGCCTCCCTCTTTCTTCTTCTTGTCAATCCAATTCCAAAAGACTACCGGAGTATACTTTGACTCAGGCTTTAGCTTCAGGTCTAACTTGTTTAATTGTTTCGAGGTGTACCAGTTTGAATCGCTGTACCCACTGACCATACCACTACAGATAAGAGCATTGATTCCTCGATAGGGTTTACCAGAGATGGCATTCTTGGGTCGTTCTCCTCTAGACTTCCACGGCTTAACCCAAGGAACCTTCCCTTGCTCAAGCAGTTCGATGATTCTTTCAGTGACTATCTTGTTTACTTTCTCACTCATTGCTTATCCCCATTCTTGTATGGGTTTTTTGCTACGAGATCTTGTAGTCTGAGAAGCAACTCCTTTTGAGTGTCATCATTAAATTGTCGCTCTGAATTGCCTAGCTCATGCCGTGAGCCAACATAATTAATTAGCTTTTCGTAGTGCTCTTTGTGTTCTAGATAATCTTGGACAGCCTTAACTAATACTTTGGTGAATTTTTTATGGTATTCTGACATCTTATCTCCTTTGCTCTCCCAAGCGTTGTTACTCGTAGCTCCATTTTATTCCGCAGGGCTTAATTGTTCTCCACTTGCCCTCGGGAGTGGTTAAAGTTTCCCACCCATCATAGTCAGTTATGTCGTATTGGGTTCCTTTGATCTCACAGACAAGAAGCTCCCCGCACTCACCAGAAGCTTCTTTAGTGCCTATCTTTTCGATTGCCTTAATTAGAATCGGGTCATGCCTGTTCTCATACAGGCTGCGAGGATAGAATCCCTTATAGTCTCCAACAGTATCACCCTCCCATCGTGGTTCTTTTTTGCCGGTAAAGTCTTTGTGGTTAAGTATCTCTATGGCTTTCTCGTGCCCCATCTCAGCCATCGTCTGGACACACTTAAGTGTTATTCCGAATCCGCCGAAACAATTATTGATCACTACTTTGTGATTTGTCATCTTATCTCCTTGCTTTCCCAAGCATTTAATCGACTGTAGACGCTGACGGGATTTGAACCCGCGACCTCCTTGTGCTTCCTCTGTGGGCGATCAACCCTCAGGGATACTACCCGTTATGCTCGTTACCAAGGCGATCAACCCCCTCTCACGAGCAAGCACGGCGTTCTCCTATACACGTAGGTGCTCTACCAAACCGAGCTACAGCGTCCCAAATTAATGGGTACCAATACAGGCTCCACCTTCTCAGGCTTGTAGGCGTGTACTAACGCCTCGTTATTTGTATCCCGCTACCTGTACCTAGCGGTGAAAAAGGGTGGGGGGAGCCCCTTTCTATCGGTGCATCTCCCCCGATATCCAGTCTAGAACTAGGATACCTCGGACACCCTTAACCGTGTAATGGACCAACGAGAATCTTCATTCGTTCTCGAAGCCTAAGCACTTCTCTTCGTGACAAGCCTGGACGCTTCTCTAGCGCCTGAATCTGCTGCTCGTCAGTAAGTCGTGCTCGTTCACCCCAGGATGCCTCTGCGTTGACTGCTCGCATCATCTTAGCTACTTGTCCTTTTCGTTTATGTCCCATTCGATTATCTCCTTAATGATAAAACTGATGACGAACCCAATGCCCGCCAAGCTCCCGTAAAATTCAAACACATCCATTATTGGTTAAGTTTTGTCTCTAGCTTATCAAGTCTATTGCTCATCTTACTTACGATGACTCTTAGCTTGGTGACACCATCCAAGAGGTCTTGATATCCTGCGTGGGCTGATTCAAGTGTCTTGCCGATATCTATAATAAATTGTGCTTGCTGATTTTGAATCTCAGACATGTTAAGAACATTCTCTAGCTGGTCTGAGAATAGCTTTTGTTGGGCCAATATGGCGTCCATAAGTTCTTGCTCGTACTGTGTTGGCGGATAGCCTGGGTACTCACTCTTAACTTCACTCATCTAATTCCTCCATCTGTAATTGCAAGCCAGAACAGCTTGAGCCAATTTTGCTTAAATCTCTTTCGTCTGTTTCTTAATCTCATTTCTCCCCCTTTGAATTTTTCTAACTGAGTCAATGTATTCTGCTGAACACTTCCAACTACAGAAGTCATTTCCGTCTATCGGGTCTCCCCCGTGAGTGAAGGAAATCTTGCAGTGATAACACTTTTTCATTTCTTATCTCCTTTTCATTAAGAGGGTTACTAGTCTTCCTCTTAATCTTAAGTAACTTCTTCTCCTTGAAGCCACTCATTAATATGTCGGTGATTTCAGAGAGGATGTCAAGCAAAAGTCTATCAGTTCTACTTAACTTCTTGCGTTTTATCTCCAATTTAAGATCACTTAGACTTTTTTCTAATTGATTTAGATTTTTTTCTAATTCACTCATTTCTTCTGATTCTTGGCCAGAATAAGCATTTCATTCTGGAGCTTCAGAACGGTGTGTGAGCCGAATTCTTTAGTAAGGAAGGTACTCAGTTGGGACAAGTCTTTACGTGCCTGTAAGGACACTACGTTATCTCCTAGAGCCTTCTCGTAAACGATGGACTGGTATTGGTCTATTGCGTCTTTTAATCTCATGATTCCCCCCCAGGAATTTTGTGGTTACGGTTGCGAATCCTGCGAATCCCGCGAATTTCGCACAACTTGCTCAACTTGCTCATGTTTTAACACGTAGGAATTGAGCAAGTTCTGAACATTTGTTCTCCCCCCTATAGGATAAAGATAGATATCCATAAGGGGGACCTGCTTAACCCATATTTATTTTAGCATTAAGCAGGGTAAATTAATCCAAGCAGTTAAGAATTAGTGCTTGGATTAAGTGCTTCGATTAAAGCATGGGAACCCCGTTGCGTCCAACAAGGCTCCCTAGCCTTACCTACCCATGCTCACGGACTGAGCGGGCTCTTCGGTTTTATCGAAAGAAGCAGTAGCCTCGCTTGTTGATTCGCTCTGCCTCTTTCTTGAGTTCATCCATACTCATGAGCTTACTGCGGTTTACGGTATTGGTTCTCTGCGCTCGCATTGTTTCTCCTGCGTTTGCGAACTCCTCCATTACCTCATCATCCCGCTCTGTTCGCTCTCGTTGACGACGCTCTTTCTCGTATTGGAACTGGGCTTCTTTCTTATCTTTTTCCGATAACCCATCGAGTTTCTTCACCTCTCTTGCGAGATATTCTTCAAATCTCTCTGAGTTTCGATCTTCATCAATTTCATTATCTCTTTGTTTTGAATCAAATAATTTAGTTAAAGTCTTAATCATCTCTAGGATCTCCCTTTCCTATATATTGACGGCTAATCACCCCAGTACGGGACAATTTTTTTCGTAATATCTCCATTTATAAGGACGCATCGGCATCCTCCTTTCTGACAACTATTTTTCATCTTTCTTTATTGCTTCGATAACTATCGAATATAAGAGTTGATATTGCTCGGCTACTTCAAGGAACTCCACAACAACCCACCTGGGTAATGTTACGAATATCTCTGCTCCCTCATTAGGAACTTCACTCGACATATTTTTAATTGAGAGTTTTGCTTGTTCTATTGCTTTTGGAAGCTTGCTTAATAATTTGAACATTTCGATTCCTTTTTAATAATTTGCTTCTGAGAATTTTCAGAATTTTCGCGTGGACGGTGGGGTCTTATCCTCCTCCCAACCCTGTGATTTTCTGTAGCTTAGGACTTGGTTACCCTAATCTACAATATACTAAACACCCTGGAGACATTATCGTTCTTTGTTTTGGTTACCTGGCGAGGGGCTTGGGGGGGCGGCCCCCCAACGAGCGAAGCGGTTTCAAGCGACTATGGAGCGCTTCCTTATTGCCCGGACGTCGTAGACCATTTTGATAAAACTTTATGAAAAGTTTTCGCCCCCCACCCGTAAGGGGGGCGTTTCCTTTTTGCCCGGAGCGACTATGGAGCGTTACCTTTTGGCCCCCGGCAGGGCCGCCGGAGGCAAAAATTTTTTTTAGCTACCAACCAGTAGGTAAGTAAGACACGTTGCGTCAAGTGGTATGCTCTAGGG